GCGAGTCATAAATGACACGACTGGTTCGAATGTTGACGGATCCAGCACAACACCAGAACTCATCAGAGGAATATATGGGCAATAGAACGCGGCTGCATCAGCTTCGCTCGAACCCTTATAACCAACTAGAACAGGTGTAGTATCGCTGGCATAGCTGTCAACGAACACACGCATTGCACCGTTCAGGGTACCAACAAACTTGGTGTTTGTAGGTGCTTCGAATGTGCCTTCTGTTGTGCGAGCAAACGCACTAGTTGTAGCACTCTGAAGAACAGTCAAACTTGCTGGGCTAACAACTGCCCAGTTACCAGCACCGCGACGTGTACGCTGAGCAATCAGGTTTGCAACACGGTTGATCAGAACTGCCAATGCGGCGTGTTCGTCACCAACGAATGTGGCTGTACCACTCACAGTAGCTTGGTTGTATGTGAACTCAGTTGTGGCCAAACTGCGCAGGCTCAACAGGATCTCTTGGTCAATTTCAGCTGTGATTTCTTGAGCCAAAGCTGCCATGATTTCGGCTTCTACGTCGATACCATGCATGGCTTGTGCGTCTTGAGCAGCTTCAAATGTCCAGCGTGCCTGCAACTTACGTGTTTTAGCTTCAACAGCTTGCTTCAGGATCTGTACGGAGATTTGACGTCCGCCGTTGCCTTCTAGTGTAGCTGTGTTGGCACCGGTGTAACCCTGTGCTGCTGTCTGTGTTGTTGCTGCGTTGTCAGCACCGCGAGCGCCGGCTGAGTAAGCAGTGGCGATCTTGAATGGACTCAAGGCTTCTTCACCAGCTACAACTGAAGTTGCTGCTGCTGATTGGTCTGTCATTGTGCTTGCATAACGCACACGCAGAGTGTGGATCTGACCAACTGGGCCAGTCATTGGCTGAACACCAACCAACTCGTTGGCAATAACAGTTGGCATGACTCGACGGATCACAGGCAAAATCACACGGTTTAGTGTGGCGATGTTGCCGCTTACAGTCGAACCTGCACTTGCGTTTTCTTTCAGGTACTTGCGGGTGTTTTCTAAGATAACGCCCATTGTGTTACGACGGCTACCTTTGAGGCCTTCCATAAGGGCTTCTTTGGTCTCGTCCCAACGGCTTTCTAACAGTTCTTGTGACATTTAAGTCTCCTCTAATTAAAGACCTGCCAGGCGCTTGATATCGATCACGTTGGAACGGTCTTCTTCAACTGCCTTGACGGTTTTATCACCAGTTACTTCAACCACGCTTTCTGTAAGACTCTTGCGAGTTTTAGGAGCAGCGTCGTTAAGTACAGCTGGTAGATACTTTTCGAATGCGTTTTTCAGACGACTGGTCTGTACGCTTTCTAACAAATTCTTCATGACTTCACGCTTCTCATCGTTGAGAGGAGCCAGCAATTCTTCCATGGCAGTTTCACGTGCTGTGGATTCTTTGATCATGCGAATTTCACGCTCTTTAGTTTCGACCAGTTGCTTTGACTTCTGGACGATTCTTGTAGCTTCTTCTAGCTGACGATTCTTGTCGCTGACTAATGTCTGCAGTTTGCGGACTTCGGCATTCTCATTGAGATATGTCGAACCAAACTCTGCAGCATACGCTTCAAAAATACGACGTCCAAAATTGTTCTCGCGAGCAACTCGGATGTCTTCGTGCAACTGTGACATTTCAGCTTTTAGATGGCTAGCAACAGCACGACTCATCTTGGCAGCAGATTCTGTTACAAATCGAGCCTTGAGAGCTTCCAGCTTGCTACGGGCTTCGCGAACCAAACGAACTTTTGTCTCAACGACATCACGCTTGTCTTGTTGGAATTCCATAATTTCCTGGGCTAGTGCTTCCACAACAAAACGCTCCAATTTCTGGATGCCTTCTGAGTGAACTTGACGATCTTTGCGCAGTTCGCCAATTTCTTCGGCCAATTTAGAAACCATAAAGTCGTTGAACTTTACAGCACTTTCTTTCATTTTGCCTTGGAACTTGACACGATCTTCTGCCAGTGCTTGCTTTTCAGCAGCAACAGCTTGAATTTCTGCGGTCAGACCTTCTGTTACCATGCGATCTAGGGCTTCAACCATTACTGTCTTGTCTTGCTCGTAGCGTTGTGCATACTCTTCTCTGAGTTCTGCACGTAACTGTTCGCGAGCTTCTGTGAGTTTAGATTCCCAAGCTTCGTTGAGTTCTTGTCCCACGTCCTCGTTAATGAGTCCGCTATCTAGCAGTGGTTTAATAGCATCAAACATCTATTTCTCCTAGATTTTGAGATCTTTGATGAGGCGTTTTACTTCCTCTTTCAAATATCTCTGTACCTTGTTGTCCGACCCAGCTTCGCGTGCCATTTCTAGCATGCGATGCCCGTGGCGCATATTCAACAAGCCTTCATAGATGGCTTTTGGATAGGCATTAGGCGCTGATGGTTGGGCAACCACATCCACAGTGACTATTTCAAAGTCACTGACATGTCCGTTTGCTTCGTTAACGTTACCGCTACCTCGGCTCGAAACTCCCAATTTCACACCACTTTCCAGCAGTGTGCGGACGAGATTTCCCATGGGTGTTGGCAATATTTTCATTTTACCAAAGCCGTTGGGGCCGTCCATCCACATTTCTATCATGTTGATACAAACGCGGTCTAAGTTAATTTTTAAATCATCTGGATGATCCAGTTCCCCAAGAACTGAATTACCTGCTTTGATTTGCTCCATAAGGGTGCCAACAGCACGCTCTATTTCTGAAACAGGATACACACGCTCATTGGCGTTTTTTACTCCGCCTTGAATGCAAATCCCTTTCATATAAAGATCCTTGCCGTCGACACCTTCCACAACCATGCGGGCAGCGTCGAACGTCAAGTTTTCTCTTAGGTAAAGAGCCATTTACCTGGGTTCCTTATTGGATAACACTTTTAGTATTGACACCTGTGGCTTGGGCTAGGTGTGGTTTAGTTGCAGGTGCTTGCTTAGGGCTTGTTGTGCTGCCCATGTCTTTGACAGCAGGCGCACTGCGACCTTGTGCTGTGTCACCGGTCATTTTGACTGGATGAGCTTGTGCACCTTTGGCACCAGCGTTAGCTGCTACTGTACTTTTTTTGTTGACTGAACCTTCTTCCGAAGTAACTGGCTTAGGAGCAGCTTTGAGATCAACGTTTTCGTACATGCCTTCGGTTTCTAACTCGTCATCAACAACTTCTTCGCTGTCCATGTCGGGTGTGTCCATCTCGTCGTCCATTTCGATGTCCATTTCGTCGTCACTTTCATCGTCGCCCATAAGGCTTTCAAATTCAGCCATGAGTTCGTCCAGCTTGTCTTCGAGATCAACAACACGATCTTCTAATTCTTCGTCACCGCCTACGTCGTCGTGATGATCAGAATCCATGTCGTCCATGTCATCTTCACCTTCCATGGAGATACCTTCTTCTTCAGTTTCGATATCGTCGATTAGATCGTCGGCTTGATCGCCGCCCATTTCCTCGATTCCTTCTTCAACTGCTTCTTCATCCATGTGTTCGGATTCTTCAATTTCTTCATCCTGCATCATTTCTTCGTAGATAGCACGACTTTTTTCTACTACGATGTCGTGAAATAATTCACGGGCTTTGGCTTCTTCATCATTGATTACATATTCAATGAGTTGTTCAAATTTATTCATGAGGACCTCCAATGTAATGGCTCTGTTAGATATTTAAGCCAAACGAAATAAACACAGTAGATTACCGGTGTTTTTGATAGATTTTTGACGATTTTTGTAATTTTTACTTAGGCCAAGGGCTGAGCTGGTGGTGCATACTGTTGTTTGACTTTTTTTATTTTTTCTTTAAACTCATAAGCCCGAACGTCGTTCATTTTTCTCAGCTTGTTGAGTTGACGTAAAGTCAGCTTGGTTTTTCGCAATTGTCCCAATGCAGGTTGCGAATTGTCTTGTGCCAAGTCTTGATATGCGTCTGGCGATCGTTGATAAAGCTCTGTCAGTATCATAGTGATATTTAGCCCGCCGGCGCAGGAACAGCTCCGCCTGGTGCTGCTCCTGCAGCTGGTTGTGATCCTGGAGCAGGACCAGCTGGAACATTAGCAAACTCATCGCCGCCTGGTTCGCCTACACCAGCCATTTCTCCGCCGGTGGCAATGTCACCTTCAAAATCTGCCGGAGTTACACCAACACTACGCAAGTCGCCGCCTTGTGCTGTCGGCGCTTCT